TGCGCCATAATGTGCACGCAACGCGTTTAAGGCGCGGACAACATGGCCGTTGCTTGCAGATGATTGTATAGCGTTCACCATCTCACTATCAAATGTACCAACAGACTGTAGTTCTTTAACCCATCCTGCTACAGCTCTAGCAACCTGTACACCGTTCTCTCCGATCTTACTAAGTTCTTTTTGACGGATTTCTTGAATTTGTTCTTTTGACAACTCAACTGGCTCTTGCGATATGGATGCTACGTTTCTCACCATATCTGTTAAGAAGCCATTCAGCGCCTCTTTATTGATACCATATTTATGTGCAGATTTAAGCGCCTCTGAAATAAGAGGATCATCTGATTTTATTTTATCTTGAATATCTTCAGGTACACTAAATCCATATTCATCTGGTGTTTTAGGGGCTTTATTGTCGCCTTTTGCCAGCTTGTCACGCAAGCCTTTTGCGCGCACTTCAGCCTCTTTATATTTTTCGTAAATTGCTTTTGCGTTAGGGGCGTTCTTTTCACTGTCCCAAAATTCATCCGGGAAGTCGGAAGGCTTTCCGTTATCAAAACTTAAATCTTGATCATCTTCATCTACCAATAAAGATGAATGATCGTTGTTTTGTTTTTGTTGCTCTTGTACAGAACTGTTACCTTGATTATTCGTATCATCGACAACGTTATCTTCATGTTCAAAAGTTTCTTGGTTTTCCATTTTTCTCTCCTTTGTTTAGATTAAATACCATGTGTCCCAGCAGGTGTGAAATAAACTGTACCAGCACCAGATCCATAAATTGCTGCAACATGAGATGCCCCACCTCTGTCAAATGCAATTGGGATTCCAGCTGGGATTGGCATGTCAGCAGTTGTTGATGCAGTGACAGTGCTATTTCCAAACTCTATAAAAACATCTCCAGATCCAGCGTTGTATACAATGATTGTTCTAGCACCCTCATCAAATGTAGGCAGCGCCACACGAGAAGATGATGTTGTCGCAGCTAAATTAACCGTTGCTGCTGAAATTGGTGTTAAATATGTCATGTCAGTTTCCTTTCAGATTTAATAAGTCTTTTGGTTCTCGAATAAGCTCTGCGAGTTTAATCTTTTCCTCTATATCTCTAATAAAAGCGTTCTGACCCTCTCGCGCATATGCATGTGCATTTGCTGCGTCAAGTCCGCACTGGCGTGCCATTGATGGGGACCAGGCCGCGCGTTCAATTGTATTTTCGCGCCACATTTTTAAAACGCGCTTTCCTTGATCTGTATTGAACAAAGAAGATATATCCATAATTGTATTAAATGTTTCGAGTAATTCAGGATTATTATTTGCTGAATCCTCTTGCGTTACATCCATACCTAATGGATTTTCAAAAACATCAAACACCTGCACTTTGCTCTCCTTGTGCTTGTTGTTGCTGTTGCGCAATCATCTGAACGACCGCTTGTTTAATGGCTTCCTGCTCTTCTTCATCACGCAACATAGACGCTGGTGCGCCTGTTTTTTCAGATAAGTAAGCTGGAAGTCTTTCAATATTATATGCAAGCGGAACAATAGATGGATTCACCTGTGCTACAATTTGCATTGCAGATACAAGTTTTTGAACATCTTCCATTGCCTGCGACTGTGCAATTGGAGATACGATTTGAACCTGCACAAGGAAATTGTCTAGCTGGAAGTCTTTAGGAAGCGTTAAAAGGCCCTTCTTTGTAAGAATTGCAATAATACGCTTGAACATTGGTTGTACATATTCAAACATCGCCCGGCCATAAGCTGCGCCAATATCAGTTTGGAATTCTCTAATACGCTGCGATATTTCAAAAGCTGTCTTTGGCTGCGGTGTTTCAGCCGGTAGACGTGTGTCGAGCATTGTTTTCCGGATAGAGTCTTGCAGATCTCTAATCAAGAATTCTTGCATTTGATAGTCACCTGCACGCGGTAGGGGTGCTATGCTTGGACCATCAGGGCCACCATTTCGTTCTACCGGGATCATCATCCCTGGGCGCAGCGTCATCGTATTAGGATTAAATGTGTTACCTTTTGCAACTGTGTAAAGCCCAAATATATTTAATGCAGCGCTTGACAGCATGTATTCTTTTACTTTATTCAGCGTTTTAATATCCATCATTGCCATGATGAATGGGCCAATACCACGCGTGAATCCTGGTACTTTCATCCATCTAGGCGTTAGGCATGGCTCTGTTGTTTCAATACGAGATAGAAGCATATGTTTTGACGCCTCGTGTACGACTTCATATCTCCAAACAAGATCTGTATAGTCATAATAACAAGACTCAAGAAGCTCTACCTCTTCATCTGGTTTTGTCTTAATAATCTCTTGTAAATCTTCATTCAGTTCGATCTTATCTATCGGCCACGTTTCTTTTATGAGCCTGGCTTTCACTTTATGTTTTCTGAACTTTGAATCTACAGTACCAAAACGACCTTCAACAAGAGCCGTCTGTGATGCAGGAGCAGCAATGAAATTCAATGGGTTCTGCTGATCCCCCTCATGAAGCCACATTACGCCAGTCCCTACACCCCAGTCCCAATACATTTCTGCTGATGCGGTTGCAAAATTTGATGCGTTTAAATAACTGAATATAATATCTGTGACACTAGACAGCTCTTTATTTAATTTTTCTCTAAATTCTTCCTTAATACCTGGACCAGCTTTAAGCTCAACCCATCTAGTGAAAGGCGGGGTGAAATTGGACTGCATGGTATCAACAAAGTTTTTAGCTGCGACAGTCGCTGTGCTATCGTATTGCTTATTAGATTGATAATACGATTGACCTGCATTGCTACCATTATTATTAAATGTGTTTTTATATGGGACTAAATAGTCATAACAATCCTCAATATACCGTCTATTCGCGTCTAGCTCCTGAAAGCCTCGCGATGCTCGTTCGCATAATTTTTCTATCTGAAGAGATGGCATATTAACCTAATGATTTACGTGTGGAAGCTGTTGCGGAAACTCCTGTGTCAAACCCAGTAAGCAAAGAAGTTCCACCAGACTGACCACGGCGGGCTGATGTTGCTGCTGCTTTTTTCTTGCGCTCTTCTTCAGCTGCGGCATCTTCTTCAGCCTTCAGCCTTGCTTCTTGTTCTGCAAGTGCGCGCTCTTGTGCGCTTGTATCAGGCATTTTTGGTTTAGAGAATCCGGCGACCATATTATTTCCTTTCGCAAAGTTATAACTTTATATCATTGTAAGGGACATAATATTTTAATACAACAGAATTTTGTTTTAAAAGAAATTTATATAACTGAAATGGTGTTATTACGAAAAAACATTTACGCAAACCCAAAAAAGCTTTACACATAGACACACATGTATATATACCGCGCGGTATTGGGTCTACATTGTAAGCATGATTAGCTATATATGAAACAATAGCTGTTGCGTCAGAACCGTAATACTCTATACATTTTTCTATACTATGCGGCTCAAAACGTACTGCTATGCCCCACTCTAGCGCTTCCATAACAACAGTACCAACGTCAGGTATGTCATACAACATCACAACGTGATTAAAGCGATTATTTACGAATGGATGCCACCATCTTTTATTCTCTTTGCGTGGATTAAATATGACAATCCAGTGATTTATATCGTCAAATTTCTGTATCATTCAAACGGGCTCCACGTTGCTATATCCATCTGTATAGGCTTCCAGCTCTTATATGCGTTTACCTCTGAATTAGCGACTATTTCAGCGAATGTAAGGAGAAACGCATCAGATTTATCAGGTGAGCGTTTTAGACGTTTCTTAACGTTCTCTTTTGGTTCCATTCGAAGCTGGCTATTATTATGATATTTATATTGTCTAGATGCTAACTCGGCCTGTATAGCGGCGCCATCTTCTTCGCTGCAAGATATTGAACACGGTGCATCCTCTAGCCACTCTCTAGCTGCTATAAACATATCTGATGTTCTGTTATAGCTTTTTTCAGGTGATATAGAACGGCCACCAAAGTCAACCTTGTTTATGACTTGGCCGAAACCTAGATCCATTAACTCACCATAAACAGCTATACCAAGGCCTCCGCAGTCTATATTAACGCGCATAGGACTGTGCTTTCTTATATCGTTTGCAAGCTGTCTTGCTAATTCCGCAGGGTATCCTGGCCTATACTGATCTATTCGTGTTACGTTTCTTCCTCGCCGATGGCAAACAATAAACTTATCTCCGCCAAGCGCTGCTGGGTCTACCCCGAATATAAGAGGTGCGTTAGACTGTGGTATTGCTGGCGTATTGCGAGCAGCCCTTACAAGTGACGGTTTTATATATGATTCATCAGCAGATGTTTCGAAAGCTTCTTCTGGCGTGAATGGGTACTCATGCTTAAATCTTGTCTCATCCCCGTTAAAAGATGATATTTTGTACCTTCGCCAGTTTAAATGCTCATACGTAAGGCCATCTTTAGAGAATAGATCAAAGTATTCTTGTTCTGATAATCCGCCTTCTTGTGCTGATTGGCCGAGTTTAAAGTCTGGGTCAAGAGGCCGTCTATATTCGTCCTGCCAATACCATGGTATGAATATAAGTTCAAAGTCGCCAACCCCACTTATGGACTGCATCGATGCCAGGTGGAAGTAGTCACCTTCCCCATTTGCTGTAGATTCTAAAATAATTTCTGTATTTTCTGCATCTGCGACAGTTTGTAAAATACCAGCCGCATGTTCAGATGCATTCGGAGAATATGCAGTTTCTGACCAGTGGACAAGCTGGAATGTTTTAGACCGCCCAAGCCCAGATGTCCCAGCCGTTCCGACCTTGTACCCGCTACGAAGGGATGGAAAAAGAAGCTCTTTATGGTTTCTAGACCCTATAACTGGGCGTATTGTCTCGTCTGATAGGTCATAATACCCCTGAACCATGTTATAAAGGCTATCTGATGCGCTTGCATCGTGGGCAAAAATAAATGTCAGTGTACCAGGCGTTGTTATTGTTTTGTGGTAAAATCGTGCGCCTATGTATGTAGATACACCTTGCTGACGGCCTTTTAATACAATAGCCCTAACCTTACCAGTCCGCTTCTTTTGGGATTCCAGACGGCTGTGTAGATACATCTGCGCCTTGTTCAGGTTCAATGGTTGTGCTATCCCGCCCGATTTCGTTGCTATCTTCAATACGTTCTGGCAAAAGAATGGAAGGTCCGTTACTAATTTCTTTAGCATTACCTGTTCCTGCGACATCTATAACACTCCCCCCTATAACATTTAATAATCTTGTCTCAAATGTGATTTTTGTTTCGTTTACTGTTTCTAGCTTGTCTACCCATCCAGCGCGGTTCTTCATGTTAAAAATCCAGGACGTTGCGTTAAATCCTGGTATTTTACCTGATGCCCCTTCAGCGCCCATCGTTTCCCAATAAAGCAAGCTTTTACGCTGCGCTTCGTTAAATTCTTCCATTGGGCAATCTTCTGGGAATCTTTTTGCGTATGAGTATGCTGTATCGTAATCGCATTCAGGAAATGATTTGATAGAATATCCTGCGGAAATATGGTCACAAAACTTCTTCCACATTTCCCTACGTTTTTCAGGTGTAGGGTACTTAAGGGGCTTTGTTATCATTATTCCCCCTTATATGTGGTATTATAATACCGTAATTTTGTGAGTAGGAATTTCTTCATATAACTCTCC